AGCGTGCGTTTTGTACATAGTTAGTAGTGACAGGAGCACCATCTGAATGTAATGGGATGAATAAATTGTCTACCGCTACAAATATATAGTAGGTGCTTTCACTGACGGCAAATGAAAAGATACGCCCAGTAGGGTAGTTAATTGTCGCAATATAAGACGTGCCTGACCTTCGCACTGCTGGTCCACGTGCATCAGCAATGAAATTTTCCATTACCGCTAAGCCAGATTGATATCCCGGAGAACTAGCGCGACCATATAGTTTGGGTGTTATAGCACCGCTACTGAATGATTCTTGAAGCGGTGTTATTTTCATGCGGTGTACCCCGCTTTCAAACGGTCAACCAATTCTCTTACGGCGGTGCCCACAGGTATTTTAGCTGTTTTAGCGTAGCCTTGAACGTCATCGAATGCGCCTTCATCGGTTACTACCGCTTGAAGCATCGCATTGGTTAGGATTAAATCTTCAGCATTGGCGTTACTTAACTCCAAAGCATCCGCAATTCTAGCAAGTTGCGCCGTGATTGCTGCGTATTCTGAGGCGCATTGACAGGCCATTAGACCATTGGCCCCGCGCCGTGCGGTCCTTGAGAGCGAGAATTATTAAGCCACTTGGACCGAATACGTCGCGCTTTGCCCTGCATGCCATCCATTGACGCTGCTTCTTTAATCTTGAGCGCATAAACCTGCATGTGAGTTTCAAAAAGACTACGGGAATTTGTTATCGCTATTGCAAGGTCCGCGGAAAGTCGTGCGGCCAGTGCTTGAACGAATAAGGGTGAAAACTCTTCTGGGTTTGTAACGATTTGAATTAGCTGACATTTACAGGATGTTTCGTTAGTAACAACGGTATTACCTTGAACCTGCCACGCTACATTAGGGTGGTCATAATCTTCACCAACGAAAATTACGCGTACCGCTTCCACAGGTAGCTGGAAGGCATTAGCATACTCACTCAATGGTGGAGAGGCTAACTTCGCTAGTTGGACCCACGCTACCGCAAACGTCCAGTTGTGCGCCTCAATTACAGCGTCACGAACGTGGTCATAGTGCGCCTTACACAATTTAGCCTCGGTCGTGTCATCATCTAATGAGATGATGGCGTCCGCTCCGAGCGCTAGTAGCGCTTGGTTACATATTGAAACCTCTGATACTGCGGCCATTGCTCACCTCTATGCGCGTTTACGTACGCGTTTTTTCTTTACGATTATCTCCGGCGCAGCTTCAACTTCTGGTTCAACTTCAACCTTAGCTTCTGGCTCGGCTTCTACTTCCGGCTTGACCAACTTGGCCTTAGGAAGAAACTTACGAATCTCATCTTCCGGGTAGTGCCATTTAAAATGTTTCAGAATAGCCGCGTTGGAATCGCCACTCGCCACCATCTTATTAAGACGATATACGTCACCGCATCTCATACGGCTTTCTGCCGTGACAGTGTCGCCATTGGGATAGCCCGTGCAAAGGCTGCGTTGCCACCTGAACTAAGTGACTTACCTAGAAGGCCTGTTGCTATGCTCGATGTCAGCTTATTGCTTTCACCAGAAACTGTGCCGTTATTCATCCACGTTAATAAGTCAGTTCGAACGCCATGCGTTGCCCCAACTTTGATTTCACTTCGTGTTCCGTGTATAGCCATTTTATCCTCCAAAAGAAAAGCCCTCCGAAGAGGGCTATCCAATCCAGATACTAAGTAACCGTATCAGCTAGTTTCATGTGAACGACATGTTCGTCCTCAACACGCACGCTCGCCATTTGCATCATCAAGTAAACCTGCCATGCGAATGACATGTCCGCTCTCTCTGCGACCCGTGTGCTGATATCACCAGCAACGTGAAGGCCTAAACCTTTCTTAGTGAAAGAGAAACAATCCAACTGGTCTGCTAAAGGAACATTCAAACGGTTAGAAATAATCCAGTTGAATCCCAAGAAGTCGGGCAAGTAGCCTGTGGCTAATGCTTGACGTGATTGGAAGTCACTTGACGTTACTTCAATAAGTTGTAACAACTTACGACGTTGTTTCGGACCAATCACGATATAACGTGGCTCATCCGGGTCAACATCATTTGCGTAGTACAGCTCATCAACTTCAAGGATAAAATCCAGTGAAATTTCAGTTGAGTAGTCGCCGATTATTTGACCTGCAGGGAGAGCGCTCGTACCACCAGCACCATCACCAGCAGCACCTAGTGCAGCAGCAATAACGATGTCATCAACTTGACGTTGCATGTTCATCACTAAGTTTTCTGTTGAAGCTGATTTCGGGTCAATCAACATCTGAACGATGTTTTCTTGCTCGATGACTTCACCAGTATCATACGCTGCGATTGTTGTATTACGACGTGTCCACGTAAGACCGTCAGTATCACCAACGCCGCCACTACCGTTACCACCAGCAGGTGATACCATGCGTGCAGATGTTTTAGCACGCGCTGTAGACGCTGCTAAGCGGTCCCAGTTATGTTTTTCTGATTGCTTGTTGACTTCTGTTACGCACGAACGTAAGCGAGAGTTATTTTGTTGCGCTAATTGTCGAACCGTATTTTCAAACGTTTCGATATACGCACTTGGAATTGAAATGGCCATGTTAATGACTCCTTATAAAATAAAATAAAATGTCTTATCTCATTCGGGGAATCAGCAAAACTGGCCGTCATTTTGATGTCATCGCTTAGCGCCGGGGAAACCTTACGGGTCCGGTTTAAAGCAACCTTGGTTGCACTGTACCACATTTATTCGTACGCGGCTATTTGCTCCGACAAGGCAATCAGCTTAGCCTGCAAGTCATCGCGCTGTTGTTGCGACATATCCTCTTTAATAAGCCGGTCCGTAATCTCGTTACGACGCTGTCGCAGTTCATCAGGCGTGCGCTGAGTAACTTGGTCCACTTGTTCTGCCAGTGGTGTACCTTCCGCCCCGACCTGCTGCGCTATCGTGTCGAACAGGCGTAATGTCTGCGCGTCAATATTCCCGTCAGCTATCGCTTTTTCTAATTGCTCGTGCCCACCGAGTTGTTTAATCAACTGACCTGCACGACCCACCTTCTCATTATACGCGCCACCCCATTCACCTTGAAGTTGCTCAAGACCTTGATTGCGCTCGCCAGTTTGGTGGTCCACCACACCTTGCTGCATCTTGGCGTGAGCCAAGGACATTGCTTCGTATTGGTGTTTACTCAGCCCCAGCTCATGCGCTGTAGCAGCCATGGCGCCGAACGCTGTAGCATCGACACCTTCACCCGCAACATAGCCGCTGACATCTTCAGGGCGGCCCATACTATTATATATAGCAGCCATCCCATCAGCGTCTTCGCTGTCAGGTTTGCGCATCAACCCTAAGTTGGCGTTTTCTAATATCTTGTTAGCAAAAGCAGTGATGTCCTCTTGACCCGCGTCATCTGTAGGCATCCGCATTGAATTACCTACCATAGCTTTCGTATCTACAAATCGCTGAGCCAACGCCCCAATGTCCTTCACATCCGCGAGGCTGGGATTGGATTTCAACGTGTCAGGCAAGCTGTCACGCCAATCGGTTATTACTTCCACATTACTGTTTTCATTTTCCATTGTCATCTCCACTTAAGTTCATGATTGCCCTAACCACATCGCGTTGCCCGACTTGGCGTGCGATGTTCTCGTTATCAATCTTGTTGTCATAAAACCGGCGCCGGAGATAGCTCAACACTATCTCGCCGTCAGCTGTCTTAAATAGCCGGCTGAACGCCGGCTTTACTTCACTTCCTACACGGTGCTCTGTTGCCATTTACTGCCCTCCTGCGGCTTGACCTATCGCTTGCATCATCTCTGGAGGCGCTTCCCCCATCGCTTGTGCACCTTGTCCAACACTCTACATCGCTGCGCCAGCCTCTTGCGCCTGTTGCGTTTGCATCGCTGCTTCTTGCTGCTGCTTACGCTGCTCGCGCATTTCTTTAATCTCAGCTTTGCCCTTGAGCGCTTTCGCTGGTACGCCTTGCAATATCGCCATCGTACTCATCGCGCCATCAACATCAATAATGTCCAATGCTTCTGGGTACGCTTCAGCCAGTTGCGCTGTTGTCATCATGTAGTTTTGAATCGCTTGCGCTTCCTCAAACTTCTGACTACGCGCTAGTGGTCCGGTGTAGTTCACATCAATGTTCGCCTCCTCCAAACCTTCAGGAAGCTGCGGCAACTTGCCCGCTCTATATAAGATGTTGAACGCGCGCTCCACGATAGGGTCTAGCAAGTCAGTCTTGAGCCTGCCAAACGTAGGTCCCAGTAGCCGTTGCATCAGCTCGTATCTGACATTAACTTCCGTCGCTGTCATCTGCGGACTCTCTTTGAGCTCTAGCTGGTCTGCGTAAAACGCTTTCCTGATACTCTCAGTAATCATCCCAATTTCCATATTGCTGACATCAAACCTTGAGCCTGACTCATACGGCTTCAAGCCGTTGATATCATTCACCACCGTCAATCCGCCGCGGTCCAAATCAATATCCCCTAATAGGGCTGACTCTTCCGCGATGTTAGCGGGGTCAATTGCTTTCGCCGCCGCTTCCAGCGTCGCCTCTTTCAATTGATTGAGCATCAAAATGTCACTCAACGCCACCGTTGCCGGGCTGTGCCCCCAACGTGACCCCGGGGTCTTGCGCCATCGCGCCACGAACGCAGGCATCTCGTAATACCCACCCTCTTCACCGAGCGTCTCCTTGGTATCCCTTAATATATAGGTATACCCCACTGGCCGCTCCTTGACTGCCAATGGCTTGCCAATGTCCGCATCCTCCTTACCTTCACGGGGGAATATCGCAAACACCACGTCCAATCT